AATGTAGTTGTAGGTTCTCCAGCAACTTCACCACCCCATGATCCAAGTGACCAACCAAAACCTTGAGCTTGTACAGCAGGTCCTACTGGATAATAATGTTGTACTCTTACACCACCCGATGTTGTTGCACCAGATCCTGATTCGTTTGCTGGCATTGTAATAGTTATGGTTGTGCTTGATGGCACAGTTGTTACCATAAATTTTTTATCATCAAAATCAGTTGCACTATAATTAGAATTAGTAATTGCAGAAAAATTATCTAATAAAATAATATCTTGTGTAGATATACCATGATCCCCACTAAAAGTTATTGTAACTACATTTGATCCGTTAGTTGTGGTAAATGCGTTTGAAAGTGTTGTTGTAGATTTAATAGGATGTATGTCATAGAATACACCACCTGAGTATGCATATAAAATTCTGTTTGTACCAATGATTGCATACTTTCTAGCTTTACTATTTACAAAATGATGAAGTCCTCTACCTGCACCAGTTAATGCATCATCACCTAATTGTTTCCATCCACCTATTTTTTCTGGTGTACCATATCTAAAACGTACATTATCACAGTCAGTCCATTGACCTTCTGCTGTTGTAGGTGTTATCTGTTTATTGATTCCTGGTTGGAAACCTATTTTTTGTAGCATATAACCTCATTTTATTATGTGTTCCGTATTGGTGGAACACCTAACATTGGCCTTCTGTCGAACCTGTTCTTTTCAGCAAAAGGACCATTTACATGGTTATAATGAAGAAAGACTTGTCCGCAGACATCTCCTTCAAAAGGTTCTCTCCAATGCTCTAATTCACAACCACTATATACTAGCATATCTCCTACTTCAAGCAAGACTTTAGTGCCTTTAGGTGCATTGGGTTTATGTATATTCTTATACTCATCTATAACGGTGTCAGCCCCTGTACCATCGATAAATATGGGCCAAGGATCCCCACCGAGGTTTAATGTAGTAGATATCTCACAAGAAGGTCTATCTTTATGACGCTTTAATTCATCACCTTTTTTATATATTCTAGCGTATGAATAAGTTGGTATTAAATTAAGTCCTGTTTCTTTAGCCATAACTGGTAACATTTTAACAAGTAATGTTTCCATAGCAAAATCAGCATAGTGCGAGTAGGTATTAGGTATTTGTTTATCGGTCCATGTACCAAGCATACCATTGTCATATGTAATATTATTTTTATACATAAAATTAACCGCATCTCTTTTAAGTAAAAAATAATTAAATATAAAATTAGCTAAATCGTAGCTAACTGCATTTTTTATTACGTGATATTTATTGAAAGCCATGTTGTATAAAATTAAAACTTACTGATATTCTTATATCATTTGATTGATTAGGTTCAACACAATGCCAAAGGTAATATGGAAATACTATAATTCTACCTTCTACTGGTTCTAAATGACACTCTCTCCATAAATGTTTTGGTGGTTTACCTTTTTTCCTTACCGGCATATTTAGTTGAACTCCTGGTCTTGGATCATTACAAGCCAACTTACCAGAATTTTCTGGTGTTTTTATATAATAAACACCGCTAAACAAACTATTAGGATGTATGTGTGGAGCGTTATATCCTCCTGGTGGATTTATATTTGCCCACATGTTTCCTAATAAAGGTTCTCTATCTAACCACTCTTCTTTCCATATATCATTCATCATTATAAATAATTCTTTAACTAAAGGTTCAAACACAGGCATCTTATGCATCTCTGTCGTTGAGTGCCAACCATTACGATTTGTTTTTTTAAGACCTGGATCTTTTTTAGACCATTCAATTATTTCATTAGCAAAAAGTTGATTGTCTAATTTTACATCTTTACCATATATAGTTGTTGGAAAAAATTGTTCTTTAATCATCTAAATGGTTTGCCTCCAAACCAAACAACAAGAGATTGTCTAACTCCACGTCTTACAGGATTAACTCTATGATTTAAAAATGATGCAAATATAATTGCATGACCTTGTTTAAGTTCTGCAAATTTACCTGGTGCCATTAACTCTAAATCACCACCTTCAAACTCTGATGGATCATTTAACAAAAGAGTCATTGATATTTTTCTAACTGGTGGTTCGTGTTGCATGTTTACATCACAATCCATATGCCAATCGTAAAACCCACCTTCTGGATATTCTGTAAATTGTGCTTGTTCTGTTATTTGTATGTCTCCAAAACCAAAATGATTTTCATTTGCTGTTTGTATAAAATCATTAAGATCACGATACATATGTTCCATTTCTTTAAATGGTATCCAAGATATTGTTGTGACTCTTTTCTTTGTGTCAGTTCCACCACCTGGTTTATTCATACCTACTTGTGCAACTTGTGGTTTTTGTGCTCTACCTGATGCAATAATTTGCCTACATTGTTCTGGGGTAAACAATGGTGTAGTAGTTTGAACTATCCAACTTTTCCATTTAGGTTCTTTAATTTGTCTGTTTTCGTACATTTTCTACCACCTTATCATATATTGATTTAATTAACTCTGGTTTTTTTACGGGATGATTTTCCCAACAAAATATATTTAAATATTGAAAAAATTTTGTTTCATTTCCATTTACTGCCACATAGCATAAAGTAGAATTATCTTTATTTTTAAAGTATTCATATCTATGCGCACCACTTCTAATATGCACACCATCAGGATCTAAAACAATTGGGCACAGTAATCCGTTTTTTTCAAAGTCTGGGTTTATTTTTTTTACAAAATTATCTACTGTTGGAAAATGAGTTTTCATATCTTTAAATTTTACTTCTTTTAATTTGTCTTTAAATATTTGATAATAAGGTTCTAACATTAACTTACTCCTCTATTTTTAATTGGGTTGTATTGAACATCCATATTTGCAGCTAACGTTCTTCTATATCCTTGACCGTTAAAAGGATATACGCAGTGTCTCATGTCATATGGAAATATAAAAAAATCTCGTTCTTTAATATCTGGTTGATAATCTACATTTGCAAACATACCTGAAGCTGAACCTAATATTTGTAACCTACCATTTTGTGGTGCATCTGGTGATGAATATTCTACACCATAAGATTCTGGTAATTTTAAAATCATAACACTAGATAAACCTGTAAACAATGTTCCTTGATGCACGTGCACTGGATTGTATTCATGCTCAAACATAGTATTAACCCACACAGAATTTAAATGCATATTGTATTCTATTTTTTTATTCCATTCTAAATAGTGTGTAAATTTTTGATGAAACCATTGTAACACGTTTTGTGGTAAATGATTGTGTCTAGTCATTTTTTCACTATTGTCACCATCATAAAATAAACTATGTTCTTTCTCAATCTTACCAACCAATTGTTTATTAGCTGGTTTTAATTTAGGATATTTAGTTTCATAAATATGATTAATAATATTATATACATCTAATGGTACTTCGTATCTTAATACTGATTGACCTAAAAATACAAAATTAAAATCTGATGTGTCCATATTTCTGTCTAATCCTTTCTGGGATCTTTTCTATATAAGGGTTATATACTTTTCTAACTGGTCCATCAAATAGTTTATGCATATTACTACCGACTATTTTGTCATCATATGATAAACCGTTTACTTTTACTTGATCTAAATTATTAAATCTGTGATTAAAATAAGGTTCATCTATAAACTGATATATTTTACGAAACTCTTGTTCTGGTTGTGCAACCAAATCATCATACTTTACATAATGACAAATATCTTTATGGTTATATGAATTTTGTATTGCTTCTAAATCTTTAGCAACAGCACCGTCTTTATTCATAATCTTACTTAATTTTTCTTCATCATTTTTTAAATTAAATCTATTAACAAATGAATCAGGGTTTTCTGTATACCATTGCATATAACTAGCTAAGACATCCATTAAATCTCTTAGTAGTACAATACATTTAAAAGGTCTCTTAAAATGTTTTTGCATAAGTTCAAAATTACCAGGTGTCATTACAGGACCACGGTCAATAATTATACGTTGTGGCCAATCTTTATAATAAGTGTCAAACACAACATCTGATACATTATCTAAAGACTTGTGATCTGGATAATTTAAAAATACATCAGTCTGTTTTAATAAAAACAAATCTTTCATTATCTCTAATGTAATAGAGTTTGGTGTACACGTTATCTCTGGATTCTGATTCATAATACTTGCAAATAAAGTATTACCTGATCTAGGTTGTGCTACTAAAAATAATAGTTGTTTATTTTTCTTTGGCTCCGAGGTCACTGGTTAATTGTTCTTTCTTGTTGTAAATCATTTCTCCTGATTTTTTAACTCTTTCTATACTTTTTAATTGACCTAGCACATTAAACACTTCAGGTTGACTTGAGCCTGATGTTAGTGTCTCTGCTTTATTTTTCATAATCATATGATAAGAATCTAATTGATGTCTGTTGACATCTTTAGTATCAAACGTTCCATCATCAAACTCTTTCTTTAATGAAGACCAAAGTTTAATTTCTCTCATTCTATCTTTAGCAACTAATTGCATATTAGCTAAACCATATCTAGCTTCGTCTAAATCTATTTTGTATTTTTCTAATTTATATTCATCAGTTTCAGATTCTACTTTTTTCTCTAACCATTTAACTTTAGCCTCTGATCTTCTA